TATTTCTGATGCTGGTCAGGAGATCCGTGATCATTTCATTGAGATTTTGAAGCACTACTATAAGGATCGTCGGACAGATATGCCTTACGAGAACTTTATTAGAGTTTTGAAGAAACGTAATGGAGGGAATGTTCCCTCTTTTGATGGTTTGAGAAAACTTACCAAGATCTTGAAGCGATTTGGTTTGGATTTTAACACCAAGTGTGAGGATCCTTACGTTAGTTGTGATTTTTTTGAGATCAACAATTAGAGGAATTTGATTTTTTCTATTTATAAATATAACAATGATTAGGAAACGCAATAATGAAGATTGTAGGAAGAAATGTATTTGTGGTGTGGAAATTGTTATTCCAACAGAAAGAACTGAAAATGTGGCGGGGACACACACTGAATTTGTTGTGGACTTACAAGAGGTAACAAACGGCGTTGTAAATGCTAGACAAATGGCTTTACAAGAACTTAAGAATGATGCTGTTATAAAGGCTGGTGCGGATTCTTTGGAGAGAATTGTTAATATTAGATATGAAACAGTTAATACAATGTACGATGTTAAGAATTTTTGTATTATTGTTAATGCGTATGGTAATGCAATTTATAATATTTCTGCTTTATAAAAAAAATAGTGGAAGTGATAGCGATCACGATTGTAAAAAAAAATGTAAAAATAAATGTAAGGTTTCATGTTTTTGCTTTAATGGTGGTGTAGATCCAGAAGATCCAACTAAACGCATAGAAGATGTTTTTGGCGTACATTCACAATTACTTGAAATTGTTAAAGAAGGTAGTAGGATAGATGACTCCGTTTTATTTTGTAAAACAAATGCACATCAAAAACTCAATGATGATGCTTTATTAAAAGCTGGTTCTGATACGTTGGAAGAAAGCATAGATATTAGATATGAAGTAATCAATACCTCATATGAAAGTGAAAATTTCTGTGTAACTGTTTCTGTATATGGTAAAGCTATTTACTCCGTTTAAAAAAAATTGAACAAAAAAATATTAGAAACTCAATGCTTTTATTATGAATATGTCTTGGTCAAACAATACAGATTTTTTTGGAGACTGGTCGTCTTGGCAGACGAAACCTAGTTTTCACGCCTCAATGAGTGCAGCGGCACGAGATTATGCAAATCTTGAGAATACCGTTCACTTTCAGAGTCATGAAATCATGAGTCTCCGAGCAACAATTGACGCTCTCACGAAGCAGAATCATGCTTTGTCGGAGGAGTGTAGGGAGTTGAAGGACGAAGGACGCAAGTACCGTTCAACAAAGAATCGGTTGGGACAGCGTTGCTCACAGGTCTCACGACTTCAGCAGGAGAACCAACAGATGAAGAAGGTTCTCGCAAGCGTTCGTGAAACCGTTGGACAATAATTAATTTTATTTATAAAAAAAATGATTTTTATTTTATCCTCCATGTTCATATTTCATACATATAAACATGGTCAAGTATTACAAATACAAAGAATTTGAGCCAAAAATTGAATATTTGGTTGAAGGAGATAATTTTGATATTGAAAATATGTATCAAACTATTTTCAATAACAAGTTTCCATTAGATTCTCCAAAGAGAATTGAAAATTGGGGAAGATCTGTGGGCGGACCAGTATATGAAGTTGGTGAAATTAATGGACAAAAAATCAATGTTTATTTCGGTTGTTTTATAATTGATGGAGTTATCGTTTGTAACTATTGGTGCGATTCTGATATTGTTTCTTGGAGTATAATTGAATCTTTCTTGGATAAGAAATTTAAGGGAGTTCAAAGAACTCATCGAAGAAATTTCAGACGCGTTCTTGAATACATTTACTACAAGAAACGACAAGAACAAGAACAACAAGAACAACAAGAACAACAAGAACAACAAGAACAACAAGAACAACAAGAACAACAAGAACAACAAGAACAACAAGAACAACAAGAACAACAAGAACAAGACAAACCAGCCACCAAACGAGGCCGCAAAAGCGATGATGATGATCTAGAAGAGTTTCTTTCCATTTGTCCAGTTAAGCCTTAAATAACGAATATTTATAAATCCAACCCGTCAACCCACCAACCCGTAAACGCCAATGCTTTTCCATCTTTACTCCAAAAACTATCCGCGTAGGCGAAGCCCAGGGGTTAACGGGGACTGGCAAGTCCCCGTAATTGAAGAAAATTATTTAAGGATATTAATAACACAATAATTAGTATGGCTACAGAAAAATTTATTGGTATGTTAGCTTCTGAACCTGAAAAATCATCATTGATTCAGTTGTTGAAAGAACATCCAGTTCAAAAAAAGTTATTTGTAAATCCAGCTTCGAGTATTTGTTTGGTAAAATGCGGGATGACGCCAATTATTAACAAATGTGTTTGTTACAAGCGTTTGAACGAAAGACAGAAGGAGAGATTAGCGAGAGAGGTGAATGCTTTGATGAAGTTGAGGCATCCAAATGTGAGCAAACTTTACAAATGTGTTGTTTGTTATGACACAAGCACTTTTCATATGTTTTCGGAATTTGCTGAACAAGGTGATATGTTGGATTATATCAACTTGTATGTTGTGAGAGGAAAACGATTTGATTTTGATTTTTGTAAAAAGGTAATTTATCAATTGGCTGATGTTGTTTCTTTCATTCATAAAAATGGATACTTACATCGCGATATCAAACCTGAAAACTTGTTTCTTAACAATAATGGGAATATTATTTTGGGTGATTTTGGTTTCGCGATTCACAAAGATGATCTAAAAAACGATTGTGACATCGCTTTGGGAACATCTGGATATGCTGCTCCCGAAGTAGTAAGTGGACTTTCTTATTCAACTGCTTCTGATGTTTGGTCAGTTGGAGCAACTATTTTTATGATACTTACCTTCGACAAAATTGTTGAAGGTATCAATTACGATGAAACAGTTCTTAAAATGTTGACATTTAAGTATGATCCTCTCAAAAAAGAGATGATTCCACCAACATACGATTTTGATCTGCTACGCAAAATCATCAATGGATGTATCGTTGAAGATCCAACTGGACGAATCGGATGTAAGAACATTGTTGAAATCATTGAACATTAATTAGGGATAATAAACATGGAGTTTTATAAGCTTTCGTCTGAGACATTTTCTATGGTCTTCATCAAGTTTTAACAGTGAGAGTAATTCTTTTGTGACTAGATCACATCGGACATATTCTATTGCGGATTTATAATCGAGGACGGCTATTTGACACATTATATGTGTTTGTTGTTTTTTATCTACATAAGCTAAAAGGTATCCTTGTCTGGAAATAGCATACAAAGATACATCATATGTTTTATGTTTATTACACATGAAAATATATCTTAATGAAAAAAAGTTTATATCTTTTTTACATATTTGATTCATAATTTCTTCATTTGTTTTACAACAAGTAGAAAAAGGATGCTTACGTTTATAAGCTTCCAAATCATCTTTATACTTTTCGTATAAACTCATATTTGTTATATTATAATGAAGATTTAAGTCTATTTTCTTGGTTTTTTAGTTATTGGAACATCTTCGACATCTCGCTCGTCTTCAGATTCTTCTTTCAAATTTGGATGATCATCAGCTCGGCAACAATCAGGATCTTTATCACATGTACAATCGTGCATTATTCCTGTTGCTCTACAATTTGAGGTATCATGAAGAGATTTACAACAACAAAAGTGATGTAGATGGCTCTTACATTCTGATGGGCTACATCCCCAATCGTCACAGATACATTCATCTTGTTCAAGATCAAGATTATTTCTACAAGTTTGGCAATATACTCCAATTCTCGTAATGACGCAGTCACAAGATGGACAACGAGGATCGTATTTATTCAAGTAATCAATATACGGCATATTTTATTTGTGTTTTTCTTCAATTAGAGGAAAAATAAATCATTTTTTTTTTTCTATGACAAAATAAACAATTAACATGCAATCATTTTGGAATTTTCTTTTTGGTAAATCAGATAACTTTTATTATTTGTCTTTGTTAAAAGAAGAGGAAAACAAATGGAGTATCCATGGTTTATGGCCACAATATACGAAAGAAAAGTATCCAACGTATTGTAAAGAAGTAACATTTGATGTAACCAAATTAGATTCAATAATGGATGATTTGAATAAATACTGGTTTTCAACAGAAGAGAAGAATACTGATTTTTGGAAACATGAATGGGAAAAACATGGAAGTTGTATGTTCAATAAATGCGATGAACAAAGCTCTTGAACTTTATGAACAAGCAATAGTATTGAGTTTACCAAATAAATACTACAATAAAGAAACAGGAAAATGTTTAATTCCAATTACGTTGGATTTCAAATTGCCACGTTAACACTACATGTTTGCCCTAACATTTCATGTTAAAAATTGATAAAAAAATATACAAATTGTGTGAAGTTCCAATAAAAACATGGGTTGTGCACAAACAAGAGAAAAACCAAATAGTTTTTATGCTTTGAAGGGTAGAATAAATGACAAAATGTATCAAACTTGTTGCCACGAAAGGTGGAAGAATGATCAAAACGTTCTTAAAGGAAAAATTGATAATTTGATGATTTCTGTATCAAAAAAAAAAAAACAAAACCAAGCAAATTTCATTTGATAAATCAAAAAAAAATTGAGCAAAAAATTATAATAACTGATTTGAGTATAATAAAGTATGAATCCTGAAGGGAAACCTGTTTTTTCTGGTGTGTCAAGAAAGCGTACAAACGCAAATATCATTCCTCTTTTGGGGAGTGATGTTTTGTTGAACGTTATGACTTTTTTGTCAGATGTCAATATGGTACATATCATTAATTTGTCTTGGACGTGTAAGGATATGTATCAGGCAGTTTCTAATTTGAAATTATCCAAATTGATACCAGATGCTACAAAATGTTATCATGTTTCAATTATGTCGTCTTCTGATGGTAAATGTATTTCACACGGTTTGAAAACGGAGTGTGTGTGTTGGATAAAAAAGAGGAAAGAATATGAGTTCGAACACACTGAAAATGATTGCACTTGCGATGGAGGAAAAATCATTCCAAAATCGAAATTTCCATTTTTCAGGCAACTTTCGATGCTTTATGATTCGGTGAGTTGT